GCCGGCTCACAAAGTGAGTGGGAGAGGTAGGTAGACACGTGGCGGTTCGGGCCAGACAAAAGCAGCGGATATTTAATTTTAGGTTGTTTCCGCGCCCAGCTGGCCCCCGTCGCGCCACGGCAGAGCGTGCCGGAAAGAGCTTCAGATATTCTGTTCTCCCCCGGCGGCGCTCAAGCCTGTGTCAATGCACTAATTCGCAGCGTGCGCGGTCTGGATAAATCCCTGTACTACCGCGCACAACGTGCTGCACGCCCCGAGGGGCAGAAGGTGGACTACGCAGCCAAAGCGCGGAGCTCCCGAGCTCCTCCGGCCATCCTTCCCACGTCCGCCACTATGTCCGCGATGTCACGCACACCCGGACCCATAGCAGCGGCCTCGCGCGCCATCCGATTCCAGATGCCATCATCCGCCACGTCATGGTGCCTGTGCCCGGCGGAAGCCGGGTTGGACAGGTCAAAGCGGACCCGCCACTCCGTAGTGACGAGGTACTCAAGCTCAAGCGTGCCTACGCCGCCCCCGCCTGTGTTGTAGACAAACATCGGTGCCCAGCCGGTAGGCTCGGGCTCCGAAGTGCCGTTCCAAGTGTGCACTCCATCAGTCTTGATCTCCAACGTTTCAAAGTCGGAAATCTGGCTCATGTTCAGTGGATAGGAGCTCATCTGCACACCACGGAGGGCAAGCTTGCCTGCGGACAACATACGCGGAGCCTGGAACTGCACGGCCTCGTTGGCCCATGCTTCCCAGGTCCTGGTGTCACCACCGAGCTTTGCTTGGGTACTTAAAACACCGCCATAGACCATCCCCGACGTCGTCTGAAGAGCGTTCGGGTTCATGACTTGAACGGTGACGGCAGCTGGGCAAACTGTCGCGGCACTTCCGAGATCTGACATGTTATGGCAGATCCGGTATGCGTTGTTCCCCCCTCCAATGGCCTCGTCCGAATTCTTGTCAAAGAAACAACAATCGTTGAGCCACTCACCGCTGTCGGGTCGTCGGAATGTCCCGAAAATGAGGACTCGCGCGTCCGAACTGAACCTGCGAGTCGTGCGGATAGTGAGGTAGGGGCCAACTGCGCGCGGCAGTGGCAAATGCTGCGGCATCCGTGCGTCCCAGCATCGCTGGTCTCGGCCTGCCCGCGAGCCGATGCCCTTGCGTGGGACTCCTCCCACGCCCTGCGCGAGCACCATTGCGCCTCTGGACCGATCGGTCCTCCCACGGCGAGCTCGTGCTCGTCGCGGCGCCCGCCTGCGAGGGGCGGGTCGTCGTACATCTTGCAAGGCCAGAGGCATAGTGGGCTTCCTGGCATAACAGTTCAATCAAACCGGAAAGAACGCTCGCGTCTTGTGTAGCCAAGATAGACTTATTTCGCTGTCCAGGCGAACCGTGTTATAGGGTCGGTCGATCCCCCCGTTTGCATTTCGTCAATTATTTAATTAGACGGGATGACTCCTCAGTTGGCCCCGTCATCCGCCCGCATCTCGGGCGGTAGCTGCATGTAGCAAGCTAAATGGTCATGCACGTCTTTCCGACAGTCCGAAGCAAGGATCTCGAGTTTCGCCAAAGCGCATGGATCCATCTCCGTCCTCTCCAGAGAGACGCAGAGCGCACGCATCTGGTCGCTCATAGGTGGGGCGTCACTGTGTCGCGAGTCAAAGGACCGCCCAACAGTGCTGAGCCTGTAGCTCCCAGCTCCCCACGCCCGGCCTGGGCCAGAGTACTCGTCGAACGTTTGCACGACGTTGGCCTCATCGCCGGCACGCTGCAGCATCCTATCGCCGCATGCCTTGAAGATGTCTGCAATCGCTGGAATCTTTCCGGCGAACATCTCCCCGATGCTATAAAAGCGGTACGCGTCCATGGCAGCCATCTGCTGCGGGGTCCGCCCTGGTGTCTGGGCATTGACCCCCAGCTTGCCCAAGGAACGCTTGACCGCGGGGATGATCGGTACATCCTTCTCTACTGCGCCGTTCTTCACGGCGGCGTGCAGGCCCACAAACTCAAGGCGACCGTTCTCTATGATCTTGAATTTGGCGTCGAAACCGAGGTCTGCCATGCTGGCCACCACGGTCCGGGCCAAGGCTGCCTGGTCACCTGCGTTCTTGCCGATTTGGCCCGCGCCATCATCGCCTTCATGCTTGCTGCGGTAATAGACCGGCTTGTCTGGTCTAACACCGTCTACCGCAATCCCCCTGTAAAGGTGGTTGAACGTGCCGTTCACTATGCGGAGGGTCCCGTCGCGGTCCCTGGCAAACATGTGGCCCGGGTTCTGGACACAGCACGCTGCTGTGGCTCCAGTCTCGAGCAGGAAATTGGCGAGTGACGTCAGCAGCCAGCCAGAGTCCAGATAGAAATCTGCAAACTGCATAGTGACGGTCTTCTTGCCGCCCGGGAAACACACTCCGCTGACAGACATCCTGATGCGCATCCCCTGCTTCTGGTCAAACTGCAAACGCGCCTTGTACGCGTGAGTCAGCTGGCCGCTGTAGGTGCTCATCACATGCCCCATGATCCTCTCCAAGAGGCCCATGACTAAGCGCAGTGATCCCGGGACCCTGATGTGGGCCTCCATCCTGGTCTGGTCAATCTCCCATGCCAGACAGTTGCGTTGACTCAGGTCGCGCTGCATCTCTTCAGCAACTGTATTGCGCGTCCTGTGCTTAATGCACACGTCCCGGAAGAGACCTTTCTCTTTACCGAAACAGATGTGCTCGAGGGTCTTGCCGGCGCAAAAGGCAGCCGTGAAAACCTCGCCGGTGTTGTCCACCACCGATCGGACGTCCTTGCCGTCCTTGGGAATTACCTCTCTCTTACCTGAGGCTTTCCGTGTGGGCAGGTCACTGTTCGTCTTTGCCATTTGGACGCGCGCAACCAACTCGCGCATCATCTCGGCGCTGAATGCGCCGGCGGCAACCTCGCCCAACTGTGTAGTGCCGAAAAGCTCAAAATGAGCCCCTCGAATTACGTCCACGGTGACAGCATCGCTGAGCGCGCCAAACCAGGCCTTGAGCCTCTTGCCCGCGTCGGAGTTCTCCAGGAATTTCCTGGGCTCTCCGTTCGGGCCGAGGGTCGGTGTTACCCGACTCTCCGTAGAGTGGCTCACTCCCCGGGGATCGTGAACAGTCGCGATCTCCATGACGGGCCCAGAAACTGTGACTGAGGGGCTTGGCAGGAAGCCGGCGATTACGCCTGGCGCGGGAACCGCGTCTGGCATCGGCTCGGCCTGCTGCATCACCCGGCTTGACTCAGCCGTTTCGTCGGGCGGACGATCTGGCGCCACTTCATTGAGTACGCCCCTGGGGCCTCGCAGGTAAGCCTGCATGCCCCCGTGCCCGTGCAAATTAATTCGGTCCCAGACGATCTTAAGTCGCGCAATGCCAGCCGGAGCCCCAGGGCCCGGTGCGGCATTGCCTTCCCGAAGGAACTGGGTCGAGCGCATCGCGGTACCAAATGCGCGCATGCTTCGCCTCTCCCGACCGTGCGCGCGCAGAGACATGCTGCCCAAAACGTAGAACAACATGGTTTGCATCTCCGGCGGCACGCCGCTACTGGCGTCCAGAGTATTGGCAAACGGGCTGGAAATATCCCGCCTGCCATCGGTCAACCTCAACGAGGTAAAATTGTGCAGGTTTTGGAGAAACCTCTCGGTAATGCCTATCCGTACTACCTGATGTCTTAGATCAGGCCAGCGTCGGAAGACACTCCGCGCACAGCGCCTTAGAACATCGGCGCAATTGCGGTTCACGTCGCAGCGTTCGCATTCTGCGGGTACGCATACATACGCAAACCTGGTGGCCCCCT